GGTTATTATTTGTCCATACAATTGGATTCAATACAGAATCATAATACAACTCTTTAACCAATCCAAAATTAATATCTAACGTGGGATTAAAAGGATGGTTAAAATGCCCTGCAAATGGATATTGTGTTCTAGGTGTTAATAAATCGGGCGTGTACCATACAATAGTCTCAGCGTGTTGCCAATTCTGAAAGTTATCTATTAAACCGCCATAGTATAAAATCCTAATATTTGACTTTGTTTTAATCGGTTGCCCTAAATCATCTTGTGCTATTATGGTTGGTAGTATTCTATCATTAGCAGGCAGCCCCACTATTGGAGTAGGTGAAAATATTAATTCATTCTTTTCATCCTTTTGGACAAATTCATTTGTTACCGTTACCTCTCTCTCTCCATATGTCTCTTGCCAATTAGCCTCATAAGTTTGATTCCAATAATCCTTATCTGTCTTGTATTTAAAGATATATCTTTGTGCGTTCATTTCTCCCATTGGGATTAAATCAATGCCTTTATCAATTGCAACCTTATGTTCTATGTCTACTATTCCGCTTCCGTAGAAATCATCACGCGGCTCTATAATTAAGTTCTTTGGGTCGTTTGGGTCTACATCTATGTAAAGATTATACATATTTATAATAGACGTTAGAAAATCTTTCTGTTTATATCCAAAAGGAATAGCCGAATTAATAACAAATTCATCCCCTTGTATTAGTGTAGTATTTGCAACCTTATTAAAGAACGCGCCGACTGAGCATGTTATAGTGGCCTCACCATCCCCAGAGGAAAAATGAGTTATTGCCCCCGTATCTTCAAAAAATCCTGAGCTTATCATTACTTGCACCGTGTCTCCTGCTTCTAAAAAAACACCACTAACAGACGTTAAAATTCTATCAGGTGGGTTATAGTTTCTTATACCTCCAACAACATTAACATAATCACCATCTGGGTAACTAGGTACCGCATTTGTCGTATAAGGGTAGTCACTTGTTGGGGTTGTGCTTGCTCTTGTAATGTGTGCTTGTGTCTCATCAAGTAATATAGTACCATTAAGAACTATTCTAGTTTTAACCTTTGCTGTTGCTGTTAGTGTTGCGGGTTGTGCTATAGGAGTGAATGTTGCTTGATAATCTAATAAAGCAGATATGTTATAAAAACCGCCTTGTATTACTGTATAAGTTCCATTTCCATTATTTAAAAGTCCTGTAGGGTCTGATACATCAGCCGTAAATATTATAACATCATTTGAACTGTAAAAGTTTTTAGTTAGATTACCCGTTGTCACCGTTCCTGTACTTGTAAAATTAGGAGTATTACCGCTAAACTCTCTTGATATTATTTGAGCACTTGTTAAAGTAAATGTCTCAGGACTTGAGGGAATAATCAAACCTTTGAAATCATCCGTACCTAAAAAAGTAGAGGTATAGGTAAATCCTGCAACCTCAAATATCTTATCCCAATAAACTTTAACATAAATTGAAACTCCTATTTCGTTTGTGTGAAACGTCACAGAATCCGAACTAAAGCCGTAATCAATTAAAGCGTAAACATATCCTGTGCCTAAAGCAAATGGGACATAACCAGATATTGTATTATCCCATACTTGAGTGTCCCAACTATCTACCTGCACATCTTGGTCAAATGGGTGATTCCATTGGCTTAAATCTAAATCATGTAAGAATAAATCCCCAATCTCAGAAAATAAACTAGCAACCTTTCCAAACATTACAATAGAATATTCAACTAATGTTCCATCTGTTATCTTAATGCTTTTAAGTTGACAATATCCATCTATGATTGTAGAACCGTCCACCTTATAAATACAGTCTGTTTTAGTTAATGCGTTAAATACGCCGTCTACTATGTTAATATCAAATATAGCCCCGAACACTTCAAAGGCTTCGTTTGAGTTTGGTACAATCGTAGTTTTTGAGTAAGTGGATTTTGTTTTACTAGGCTCCCTAATATCTGCAATGCTCCGTGTAATAGAAGGATTGATACTCTTTGATAAAGGAATATAGATATTATTTATGTATAGTTGTTCGTTCATTTATCTACGTTGTCTATAGTTCTCATGCCCTAAATCAATATCAAGGGTTAATCTAAATAGTTTATCTATACTAATTTCTTTATCTGTCCAATTGCTTGTAGTTACAAATACAGGTTTTAAATCCTTATCACCTTTATCATCTGTAAACTCTAAGTAAACCTGAGTACTATCTATAAGCTGTTTAAGCCACGTATTTTCATCATTGGTTAGATAGTCTGATTCTAATTTTATCTTGTCTCTAGTCTTAACATAATACGCAACTGTCCCGCCGTCTTGGTTTCTGTAAACTATCCCTGTAGGGTCTAAGTTCGTATCTGCTCTATTGTATTTCTTTTTCTGGTTCTGGGTAGTTCTTAAACTTCTTAACTTAAAGTTGAATGAATCAAACCCGCCTAATTCGTTTTCAAAATGGAGCCTATAAACCTCATATCTTGTACAGGTGTCTATCTCAAAATTAAGTACTTCACTTACTGCGGCAAATGCAGCATCTAATATTTGGACTGTATAGGTTGCAACTGTTGAATCAATAATAGGCTGTGTCCCTAAAGCTAAAGAGGTCGCTATCTTGTTTAATGATTCTGGGCTTGTTGAAACGCTTCTTAATCTTGAAAATGTAAATATATCACTTGTTGTGTTAAGGCTTCTTGCTGTCTGTATTATTATTCCAGATGAATCATAGGTTTTAACCTCTAGTACTTGAACCTCTGCGGGCGTATCTGTTAAACACCAATGCCAACCTAAATCATTAATACTTACTTTAGGAGTCTTATATGATGTTAGAAACTCTGCATTAACTCCGTTGGTTGTATTCATTATCCAAGTCTCAAAAGGTGTAGCATCTTTAATTTGCCCTATCCAATCATGAAACCCAAACGACCCAGACCATAAGTATTTATCACTCCCTACAACTGCTCCTACCCCGTCTGGGTCTATTGTGAAAACTCCTGCAACGTCCCACGCTGAAAGTACTTCAATATGAAATTTAACAATCGCTGTATCTAAATTAGTAGTTATTTGAAATGATGAGGTCGTGTCTGCGGCGGGTATTGTCTCCCGTACTAATCCCTCTAGTATTCGCCCTACATCTTGAAAGCCTAAGTTTTGATTTGGTGCGGGCCTTGGTATTACCTCTGTTCTAATAGTCCCGTCAAACTGTGTGACTATATCAATAACAAAATGATAGTTAGGTTGTGCCAATGATGGGGTATCAAATTCCTTTAAACAGAATTGTACTTGATTATAAACAGGGCTTGTTTCTGGTATGTCTGTTAATATTTGAATGTTACTTGCCATTTATTCTACCTTTTAATCCTTCTGATATTCCAACTGCTATTTCTCGTGCTCCTGCCTTCTCTAAATCTAATACTAACTTATCAATCAATGATTCATTAACTACATCTGTATAAAACTTATTAGCCTTGATTCCTTTTCTAAATACTGACTCTCTAACTGCAAACATATTAATCCCTTTACGTTCTGCCCATCCTCTAAAATGGCTTGCACTTGGTTTGTTGTTTAAACTAAACCTGTGCTTTCCCGTTGTTTGATGTTTAACTATTCCTTCTCCTCCGACACCCTCTACACCTTCATCTATGAAAGTACCGTAATCATCCATCTTCAATTGAAACTCCCATGCTTGACCTAAGAACTCCACACCGAATACAATTGTTTGCGCTAAATTTCCACTATCATAAGCACCCTTGTCTTTTAAGCTCTGTATTAACTTCTTTTGCAGGTCATTGCCAAAATTCTGCAACACACCTCCAATTGTACTATCAATTGGAATAGTTCTTAATTCGCTATCTGATATTCCTAAAAAACTTGGCATCTATTTATTCATGTTCTTTAATTTCTCAATCTCTCTTATCCTCTCCTGTTCGTCTGCTTTGCTTTTAAAGTAACTAACTATTGTTAGAAACTCTATAACGTTTAAACCGTAATAATGATTCCACTTAGTCGCGTCACCATCTGTCAGGTTATCCAATGTAATCAACCAACCCCATCTGCTAAATCCTTTGCTAATTGGTTCGTCTGGTTCTTCATCTGTTTCAGATTCTTGTTTAAATAAGCCTCCAAACCTTTCGTTAAGTCCTTTGAGAGATTCCAAAAAAAAACTATCAGCGGATTAGCAACTGACATAGGCATTAATCTAAAGTCCTCTTGTATCTTATGTATCTCGTTCGGCTTCAAACTATAACGCCTACCAAGTAAATTAATAGGGTGTGAGAAGTTAAACATTATCTTGTGCATATTATCGTAAGGGTCTTCCAAGTCTTTCATTAAGCTCATATAAGAACCTCCCTTTAATTTCGTAGGGTCTAATTCAAACTCGTATCTAATACCGTTTAGTTTAAACCGCTTGTATATCTTGGTAGGCATATCGGACATAATGAATACTTTCATTTCTTCCAAGTCTCCTAATGTAACCCAGTCCTCAGTCTCTGCAAACGATTCGCCTTTTAAGATGCTCATTTGATGAATACCTAAATCGGCTATCTCAATATCATTAGCAGGGGTATATTCAAAAGTCTTGTGCAACTCTTGGTATTGTCCTATGTTTATGCTTGACCAATTCATCTACTTTGTAATATTAATTTATTCGGATATTGTTAATAGAGGCTACTAAAAATAAAAAAGAGAATACTAATAATATAACTAATAATGCAAACGGTTTATTACTTGGGGATATATCAAAGTTTTCTGGTTTTGTTTTAGGTAGTTTCATTTATTTGGATATTGTTAGTTCGTTTCCTGTTAATGCGTGGTATAGGTTTTGGAGTTGGTGGACTGTTTCAATATACAAATCATTACCGAGTGTTTCAAAATCCCAATAACAAGCCCCGTTATCTTCTACCATAAAGTCTCCAATACTATACTGGCTAAAATCAACGTTAATATAATTAGCTTCCTTAGTCGCTTCAAACCCAAACTTCAACAGCCATTCTTCTGTTAGGGGGATTGGTTCAAACTTCTCTATAAATGAACTAATGAAATCAACATCATCCATCCGCTCAAAGCTTAACGCTATTGGGTGGTAATAATAATTCCCTATTCTTAATTCCGTTGCTTTCATAATCTATTTTTATTTGAAGATACTAATCTTTTAATTCTTTAGCCCACCCTCGCATATCTTCACTATCAAACTCACTTGGATAAGCTAGAAATATTGTATGTCCTTCAGCCATATTATTAATAACCTCTATAAACCTATCATCTATTTTAATAGCTATCGGCTCATTATTACTATCTATTATTTTATCTCCTATTTTTATTTTCATAATTTAAAGATACTATCTTATATCGTAAACACCGCGCTTTTTATTGTTTAGTTTATTCAGTGCTACATATCTAATTCCATCGATAAGGTGGTTAAGGAAATCTACAGGTTCGTTAATCGGTTGGTTTGTTTTCCTATCCACCTTCCATTTGTAAGCCTTAAACTCCTTAACTAGATTCGTGCCTATTAGATTTAACTTATATCTCTTTAGAATATCAATACCTGCTTTGATTGAGTCCTTACCTTTTACCGCTCCCTCTATTCGCATACCAAGCCGTTTAAGTTCTTCTATTGATTTAGGTTCTGCACTATCCCCAACGTATTTATTATCCTTTTCAAGCGCATTGTAAATGTCGGGGTTTGTTAATCCTGTTTGGTATAACTGTTCAATAATCCACAACTCACCATCTGAACGGTAAATATCTGCGCTTGCTGTTGGGTCGTTTGTGAATCCAAAATCTAAGGATGAACCAATATAATCTGCACCCTCTGGAATTGCTTTAACTTGTTCCCAATTCCTAAATACTAAGCCCTCAATCTTACCAGTCATTCCCCTACCGTAAACCTTATACAGTTCTTCGTCTATGTCTTTTAAGGCTTCAATCTTGTCTCTAATCTTCTGAGATAGGAACGGGTTATGTTCATGCCATGACCTAATAAACTTAACGTTAGGCTTATCTATGTATGAATGGATATAAAACTCTTCATTTGGGTTGTAGTCTACCCATGTCCTTATCCTAGTCCGTAAATGTATCTCGTCGAATATAGGCTTTGGTATTCCGTTTATCTCATTAAAGAACGTGTAGTCTCTTTTCCCACTCTTAGCATCTTGATAGTCATTGAATGATTTAAACTGCATTGTAGAGCCGCTATGGAACTCGTACAGTCTGTCTGTCTTATTGTATGATTTGATTGTGGTTTGTAACTCTGGCGAACTGTCAACTATGTTTTGGGCATCTGTAATGGCTCCAACTTTTAAATTAGGTACTGATTGACCAACTACTAATATGCTTCTATTCTTCTCGCTTATTGCTAGAGTGAAAAGCATCTGCATTAATGAGTAGGTTTTACCTGAACTTGTACCGCCTTGATTTATTATAAGGTCTTCGGTGGCGTTTAGATTAGCCTCGTATAGTGTGGAGCATTTAAACATTTACTCTCTCCAATCATTATAAACTTCAAAAGTTTTACCATCAAAAATAACATCTCCTAACTCCTTTATATTCTCCTCTAATTCCTTAAATGTTATAGATTTATTGTGCCACTTCTTACATAAATCATACCTTTTAGCGTATCGCTCACTAAGGTTTTTTTCCTTATAGAAATCTGTTGTAAATGTTATTTTATATTTCTTCATAATCTTTTGTTTTTATTCTCTGTAACTCCCGTGGCTCTATGTCTAAGATGGTAATAACCAAATAAAAGTCAAGGCTAAATACATACCAGTGTACATACCGTGAACTCTTACATAACTCCTCTTGTAATGACTTACCTTTAATAAAAATGTTGCAATACCTATAAATGGAATCCAATCTAATACCTTCATAACCTTATTCCCCATTCGCTAACGGTGGACTGTCCTTTATTATCTGAGGCTTAACCTCTGTAACTACTTGGTTAATGTTTTGTGAACTCTCGTCTACATAACCGCCGTGGTTCTTTAACCATACAAAACTACCTTGGAATGTACCGCCCCAATAGAGTTTCTGTTCGTTCCAATGGGTCATGAATAGGCGGAATCTATTAAGGATATAAGAAAATTCGGTTCCTCTCTTCTCGTAATCATACAAACTTTGAAGGCTTGCGAACCCACAAAACAATGCTAATCCACTCAGAGTATAAACACCCTTGCCTACCTTAGAATAACTATCTGGACGCTTTAAACTATCCTCATAATTAAGATACTCAGCGACCTTATCCATCATCTTCTCGTGGTTGTCGTATATTGGAGGTCGTCCACTTGTTTCTAGTCCTAAACTAAATAAGTTATTGGCTGTAAACTGTCCTTTATCGTTTCGACCCTCTGCCATGTTATACTCCTAATTCTTTTAGTATCTGTACCTTCTTCTTTCCTGCTACTTTAATCCCTTGGCTTGTGGCGTACTTCTTTAACTCTCCCCAACGCATTTCTTTAGGCAATAGCTTTACACCATCAGCCTTTAAGAATCGCTCTAAATTATCAGTATCAAACTTTGGATGCTTATTTTTAATTGATAACTCTTCCTTAATCTGGTCTTCTAAGTCTCTTTGAACTGGTTGGGCTTGTTCTCTCTGTAGTAATCCAAACAGTCTATTCATTACATTCTTAACACAAGCACCGCACCCTATAGATGTCTTAGCACTTGATGGATACTCTTTAAACTTAATGTACTTATCGAATATAGCAAACATTGCCTTTCGTTTAACCTCGTTTGGTAGACTCTGTTGTACTTGATATACTTCTAAGTCTTTTATGTATGGTTTAATCTCTTCTAAAAACATAATCTAATCTTTTACTATTCCTAATAACTTAGTCTTCTTCTCCTTTAAATGGGTAATTGACTCATAAACATCTTTGCCTTCTACATCCCATACTATAATGTCTCCGTACTTAGCTTTGAATATTACTGCTCCCATACTCTTGTTATGGTTTTGGAGTAGTACCTTATCTCCTGCTACTAATTTGCTG